GCCCCAAAGAGTAGTTCTTCCATTTATTATTTCTACTACTTCTACTTTAAAATCGCCATTGTTAAAAAAATCAACGATAGCAAAAGCATGATTCCAATTATTAAGATTGCCTCTCATCCACTTATTTTTATCTGAATTTGTGTCCTTTAAGCAACCCAAACTCCAAGCACTTTGTGTACCACCTAAACCTGTTTCTGTAAATCTTTGCAAGTCATGTGTATGACCATACATTATATTTTCCTTATATGCTGATAAGTGTTTTTTAGCGTGATGTATTGGAACATAATCGCCATGTGTAAAATTTAACTTGCCAATCTTTAATTTTTTGTCAGATATATATTCCCAGTATTTGTATCCACGACTTTTTAAGTTAAGTGCATTTGCAGTCATGTATTCTGAAAGATAAGGATGTTTACTGACAAATTCATCTAGCCATAATTCGTGATTGCCTTGTATAAAATGTCTTTCCTTACAATCAACTTCATCTAAAACTTCATCTATTTCATCCATACCATCATTAACAGATTTTATTTCTTTGTCTAACATTGGAATTAAAACCTCTAATGGTGGTTTTTCTTTATTTTTCCAATGATGCCTGCTAAATAATGACCATTCTCCTGTATCTCCTAAATCAATGTATATGTCAGGCTTTATTTTTTGTATAGCCTTACAAACAACATTAATAGCTTTTTGGTCATGTAATGGAAAATGTTTGTCAGGCGTAACTATAGCCCTATTCTTTACAGCGTATTGGTTTTTAGGCATAGATTTCCTCAAAATTTATTGAGGTAATTTAATGTAAAAACTTGAAATTTCCTAATCAGAGGGGATAGATGCGATGATGTTACTAAGCTCTTTTGCTCTGCCTTTGGTTTGTTTTGCCCAAAGTGAATCAAGCATTTCTGTTGATGCTTCTTCATACTGTCCTGTTTCTAAATAATAAATTGTTTTTTTAAATTTAGAAAAACCTCTTATGCCAAGTTGATAGCACATATTTACAACAACTGCTTTTGCTTTATCATCTACATCTTTAAACCAAGGAAATGCAATAGTAATTCTTTCTAATAATGTATGCAACTTTCTTAGCAATATTAATGTTGCAACATCTTCATCTATTATTAAATCTTTGATAGCGAAGCCATATCCAATGGTATCATATCCTTGAGTACACTTATAAACCTTAGACCTAAATCCTTCGTGTTTTTTTATGTCTTCTACAATATTTTGTAGTTCGTCAGGTATCATTTTTTATTCTTTTTAGTTTTCTTTGCAGGTTTCTTTCCAACCTCTATCCAACCTAATTTTTTTGCTGCTTCAACATCAGCATCTTTAAAAATTTTTATTTTTCCTTTTCTGTTAGGACTTTCCATTTTTACCATTTAAATCTCCTTGATTAAAGTATAAGGGGGCAAAAGCCCCCATATACTATTTATTATTTGCTAACCTTCTTACGAAGCAGGACTCACAAGTGCGAAAACTTTTCTGTTTCCTGCAGTTGTGCTACCTATAGCTAAGCAACCATAAACACTATCTGCAACAAATCTTGTAGATAATGTAGGTAAGTGATAATCACTTTGGACTCTACCTTTCATACCACTTGCATAAGCAATATGTAGGGCTTGTTTGTGTATTAAGTATCCAAGTAATTTTTCTGACTCATCACTTACACCGTTAGCACTAAAGTTTCCAACAGGTGTAGCAGATTGAGCAGCCGTACTTGAGCCTGCACCATAGTGCATAAAGTTATTAGAAACAATAACTTCAACACCACCAAGTTTTCCTGCGAAACCACTAATTAATGGAACTTCACTACCAAATGAATTACCAACACCATCGTATCTAGCAAAGTCAGCTAATTTAAACAAACTTGAGTAACATTTTGGTGTTAAAACCATAACGTAATCATCCATTGTAGAGTCGTTTGTGTAAATTGCTTCCATCATGTTAGAAACACCTGCTGCTATAATATCGTATGAATCATGTGTTGTATTTAACTCAATAGTGTTTCCTGCTTGGTTTCCATCATCAGTACCATCTGCATAATTAAATGCAACTTCTTCAAATAATTTTAAAGCGATGTACTGGTCTACTTTTTTAGCTAAAGCATATCCTAACTTAGATGTATAAAGATTCATTACATCGTAAGATGACTGCTGTCTA